TGTTGATGCCATTAAGTATTTGAACCATCTCCAATTTACTGGGACAAATGTCATACTATATGGTAATGCTTTAGGTCCAACTTCTCTTCCCTGAACTAATCTATCATCAGCTCCAGATGTTAGTTTCTCTTGCCATCCTTTTGCCCAATCTGGCTCTATTGTACAGTTCAATCCTACAATTTCTCCACCTGTCATGGTTCCGCCTGTGGCCCATGCTGTTTCTACGATCCAGCTCATCCTTTCTCTTTTTCCTATTAAATATTCACTAAATACCATGTTTTTTCATCTCCATTAACTTATTCTCCCAATTGATATGCCTCTGCATATGAACTCCACAATCTTATGATGACATTGAAGTCCTTCATCGAATGGGAGGTCAGGGGGCATCCCCACTGGATCATACCCATAAAGAGCAGGGAATAATTCACTCTCATTATTTTCAAATGCTTCAGTAATTTGATAACTTAGATATTCTGCAAGATCTTCTCCTGTATATTTATTTCCACCAATAGTGAATATTTGATTATCTTGTTTTTCTTTACACCATATATCCACTTGGATTCTTGGAACTGCTTCAACTGGAGCTTCATAATTTCCAAGCCTTTTACCTGGTGCTCCAACTATAAAAATATTAATTCTTGGAAAAGATAAGGCATTTAATTTTGTATTTGGTTTGTCCGGGAATATCCAATCGGTTGCTCCTTCTCCATAAGTAACAACTACTGCATCTGCCAAGGACAACCCAGTAAAGAATACAATCTTTTCATTCTTAAAATCTATATAGTAATCCTGCCATTTAACACTTGTGGTTGTATTGACTGTGACTGATGTAATATAACTTAGTGTTTTTCCTGTTGTTGGAGTTAATGAGAAATCTGTTTGTGATGCTGTTGCGGTGAATGAATCTGATGTGCTTGTAATCCTTGCTCTTGGATCTGTTACATTCTTCCTTAGAAAATCTACGAGTATTGTTTTTGGACTTAAATATACCATGTTTTCGCCTCTTGGCCCTCATTGTTGCAGTGAAGTTTTTGCCTCTTGGCCTTCACTACATATTATTTATTAATACCATTATATTTAAATATTTTTATGGTTCAGCATCATTGTTTGCCAAATACATCATTCTTTATTATTGGAAGCCATTTTTGTTCTACCTCGTGCAAAGCCGGGCGAAAAAATGGCTGAGCAGGTGTGCCTTTTTGAGAAATCTTTGCTCTTACAGCAAAGGCAAGGTTTGGGTCACCTAAGACACGACCAGCCCAACCAAGTAAGGGGGTGATTGGGACTTGATGAGGTTTTGTTCCGTATTCTACATAAACTCCGTATTCTACACCATCAGAAAGAGTATACTCTTTTGCTCCAAATTGTAGGGGAGTTAAGTGGATCCTGTTTTTTAAATTTCCTGTGTCAACCGGGGCTTTCATCTTAGCAATTTCTTCCATCTTTGTCATTGCTCTCCAAAGAACTTGCTTCATACCTTCAATTCCATTCTTTTTCATGTTATTCAGATTTGGTGTCTGAATACTAAAGCTCATATCCATTTTAGGATCCATCCAGATTTATGCTTTGAACAATTGCAACCCTGTACACTTCTGTTCCAGGTTCCCACCATTGCCCTAAAATCTTTACAATTCTGAACTGGCCAGTGCTTGTTCCTTCTGAATAAAGATGATTGTCCTTAATAATATCTCCTTCTTTGATTTCTGTAGAAGTGACTACTCCGCCTGATTGTTTAGAATAAGCTGGTTTAAAAAAGAATTTCCTGTTTCCTTCAATCGCCAAACCCATATTATGAATTTTACGATCTTTAATTGTTATATCTTGAAACATACCATATATTTTTGTTTCTGTTGCTGTGATTGCAGTAATATGCCCCATACTATCAACTATGTCTGATGCATTATAAACTGAATAATAATCCCCATGCTCAAGAAGTATTCCTTCAAAGTCTGTTGCTGAATCTGCTCCGAAAGTATCACTATCATAGTAATAATCAAATTTAGAAACATCGAATTTTACATCATTTCCATGTTCATACTTAGTTAGTACAATGCCCATTTTGGTGTTTTAAATGTCCTCACAACCATCCATGCTACATCTTACTTTGTCTGATAATCCTGTTCTTATTACTTCATCTTCCTGGATCTTATAATCATCTGTTATCTCAGCCCATCCACCTTTGCAATAATCCCAACTATCTTTTGCTTCATTTAAATAGCATCTTGTTCCTGTTCCACCGCTTAGTCCGCCAGGACAATCCATGATACTGCTTTCTGATTCACAGTAATATTTAGGATCTTCAAAAAAACCAGGACCTATTAATGATGCCAAGACTATTCCAAGTGTTATTAAGCTACTGATTCCGATTGTTTTTTTGTCGATTGCCATTATATCTCTACCTTCGTTTTATCAGACTTTATAAAATCTGGCTGTTCTATATAATTAATCTTATTATATGTTTTATCTTCAACCTGGATTTTATCGTTTGTTTTCCCTAATTCCGCTTTAAGGTCATCAAGTTCCTGTCTAAGATTTTTAACTTCAAGATGTAAAGCAATCAAAATATCATCTTCATTAACACTCCATGCTTCAACTTCATCTGATTCGTTATATCTATGCAATACAATATTCGGATTGATTTCTTCAACTTGGCTGACATTATACCCCATCTGATTTATTCCTTTTTCAACATCTAAATAATCATATTTAAAGATATCAATATCATATAACCAGTTTGCATTAGTTAATTTTTCAAGATTTGTTTTGAATCTTGTTGGTGTCGCTGAACATCCTATTTTTCCTGTGTTATCAATAAGTAAAGGGCAATTTGTTCCACCTGGTGTATCACTATAAACTTCTAACATTAAAACTTCACCAGTATTTTTTACTTCAAGTAAATTTGTACCAGAAGTCAGAACAGAATCATTACTAATAGCAACCCCTTCTGAATTTGTTAATCCAATATATATTTCATCTTGTGAATTATACCATTTTTGAGACCAATATGATACACCTGCTGTACCTATTTCTCCAATTAAACCAGTCATAGCTGCTGTATTTCTAAATTCAAAAATTACACCAGGTGTGGTTTTTTCAACATCTAATGTAACACTTGGACTTGTGGTGCCAATTCCAACATTACCAGTACTATTTTCAATAGTTAAAAAAACGCTTGTTAAATCAGTAATTTCAAAATGTCCATTTCTTGCTATGTCACTTGCCTTTCCAAGTACTTGAACAATAAATGTTCCATTTAAAGTTTCAAACCCTATACTTGATTGATTTGTATGATTAATATGCAGACTTGTTACAGGATTTATTGTTCCAATTCCAACTTTATTATTTGTACTATCTATAAAAACTGTATCTGTATCGAATGTATAATTCCCTGTTGCTGTGTCTCCATCATTCTTTAGATATGCGCCAGCACCATCTGTACAAGTAGTGGTTTCTTCACTCATATTGATTATTTCTACAAAATATCCAGCAGGACACGCTATGTCAAAGTTTGCAATTTTGCTTGCATTTACACTTGTAATTGTATGAGTGTGGCTTGTTGTTGTTACTGCATTGTCTGTTTCACTTGTGATTGAGGTTGGTGTTCCTAATGTTGCAGCCCCTGAACTTGTTATTTCTGAAAAGTCCAAACCATTGCCTGCAGTCACACTTGTCATTGTTCCGGTTGTTGCTGATTTTCCATCAAAAGTATTCCAGTCTGTGCTTGATAAATAACCATCTGCGCTTGTTGTTGCAACTGGCATTGCAATTGTTATGTCTGAGTCTGTTCCCAAGAATACATTCTCTTCTGCTCCTGTCAATGGGGCTGTTGTTATCAAATCCTTTAATATGGTTGCACTGATTGCTGGTGTTGTTCCTTCGCTTGATACTATTGGGCTTGTGCCTGTTACACTTGTAACAGTTCCTACTGTTGTTGAATACCCATAAGCCTCTATTGAATCATTTAATATTGATTCATTAAGTGATATTGTTCCTGTTCCTGTGATTGGTCCGCCTGTCAAATAAGTATCATCTGTTGCTACACTTGTGACTGATCCTGTTCCGCTTCCTAATGCTTCACATTCCCATGCTCCTGAAGTTGAGTTATATACATAACCTTCTGCATTTCCACATACTGTGAGACTTATTGTTCCTGATCCTGTTATTGTTCCACCATCAATTGGGCTTGTTGTTGCTATACTTGTTACTGTTCCTGTTGTTAGTGTGGTGTCACAATCTATTTCTGTTCCTGCTAAGTCATAAGTACAAGTTTTGCCATCAGTTAATGTTCCAAGACTTGTGCCTTCGAGTGCATCACTATCATTTGCAGTTCCATTCAAATCACCATCAAAAATTGGTGCAGTTATATTATAACCCCCTGTATCCCAATTTCCAGTTAAAGTTGTATTTCCATCTCTGTGTACGGAATAAGGATCTATTTCTTCTCCTGCTGGAGTACCATATCCTCTTGTGATTTGAAGCCAATCCATATAATAATGATTGCCTGTATTACCATTAGCTGCCTTATATATTCTCATTTGAACAACACCACCACTTACATGATCTTCATAATTATATACTGGTTCTGTTATTGTTACAAACTCTGTTGATTCTCCTAATGCTGGAAATGTGTGCCACTCATTATTAGTATAACTCCATAATTGTATTAATGGATAATCCCCTGCAAGTGAACTTGTTTTATATCTTAAAATTCCAGTTGTGAATATTGTCATATCGGTCCAATTTACTCTTAAATCAAGACCTGGACTTCCTGCCGCTTCTGAAAAATTGAAAGTTATACCATCCATTTCGTTTGTATCTGACAAAGTACCGCCATCTATTACTCCTTCGATTGCACTTGAAGCACTGGCATTATAATATATTGTTGCCAACTTACTTTCATTAAAATAAAAAGTATTTGATGTTTCATAAAGCCAAGGTTCATTCGCATCATATGTTTCATTATATCTTTGATCACCAATTTGAAGCCATGTTCCATCATCTGTGATGTCATCACTTCCAATATCTGAAGGTGTATCTAAATCATCCCAATAATCTGAATTATTAACATTAAGATCTCCTTCTGTTGAATCTGCGATAAATTGTGTATTTGCTGATGCTTGAGTGTAATATCTTGCATCTCCGCTTGTGCGATTAAAACTTAGATCTCCTGAATAATTGTATATCCAAGTCCCATCAATACTCCATCTTGTGTCAAAGTCGCTACGTGCGTCTATAGTGTCGTTTAAAAGGATTTCATTGAAAGACAGCACATTTGCATCATCAGAGAACCATCTGGTTAAAAATGAGCTTACAGAGGCCCAGAACGTTGCACTGGTGGAACTATTAACATTAAGGTCTGCTTGGCCTGTTTCTCCATCCCAAGTTGTTGCTGTTGCTGCAAGAGTGGATGTGTCTGAGTGATTAACATTTAATCCTGCAGTATCTCCTGTGTCAAGTGCCTTTAATCCATTCTGGTATATATTTGTGGAATTTACATTTGTTGCATTATAAATATCATTTTCCAACAGATTCATATTTTCATCTACAAGATATGGGCTTCCAGCTACTATTCCTGCAAATAGTAAAATCATGATAAAATTTAACATTATTTTTTCTAATTTCATTGTGACACCACCTTTTTCCAATCTGCAGAACTTGAAGTTCCTGTTGCAACATAAATTTTTAAGTTTGTTGTGTCTACATAAATTGCTCCAATCATTGTTGGGGTTGTTGTAGGCACTCCTGCATCATCAGATGCTTTTGTTCTTGTTTTCTGATCTGTGACCATAGTATTATAATCATCACTTGTGAAATCATCTTCTGCTTCTTTAGTATCGTCCCATGCCATATTAGTCCACCATTATGCAAGGCCTGATTCTTATTGTAGCCCTTCTCATCTTTCTTTCATTAATCATTCTTTGGATTACTTCTCTCCATTGCGGGTATGGTTCTCCTTTATTCACAGTTAGTTCTCCAAGAGTATAACTTGTATTAAAAGTGTATGTTCCACCGATTGCAAATATTGCAATATAAATTGCTGCTTCGACTTCCATAAATCTTTTTATATAAATAGGAATTTGTAGTTTTGTGATCGTGCTATCAACTGCATGCGTATGAACTAATTGGTCCACAACGATTGTATTTGTTGTTGGAGTTCCACTTATTTGAGCAACTTCAATTTTTCCATCCATTCCTAAGATTTCAACCCAGTCCTCATCTGCGAAATTTGTTTCACTTGCAACTGTCATGCTTACTGTTGTTCCTGCCACTGTAGCAGTTGAAAGAGTTGTTTCTGTTGTACTATATTCCATTAATCCATATAAATATTTGATAAATGTGTTATTTGTTCGCTGGACAAATGTTCCGCCCTCTGCTTCT